GGCAGACATACAGGCTCGAGGTCGATTGGCTGAACAAGCCGGTGTCGGGCCCGCAACGGATAGAGGAGATGGAGCTGCGAGGGAATTGCAGGGCTGAGCACAGGCGGCGCGATCGGGGCAGCCGCTTCCGACTTCTGGGTCCTTCCTGACCGGTGGGATAGGTGATGGCGTGCGAATCAATCGAGGACCAGAGCAGAGTTTGTTTTGGACGAGAAGGGGCGGATGATGAAGGTTCAGCAGCGCAAGATCGACCAGATCAGGCCCTACGAGGGCAACCCCCGCCAGAACGACGACGCGGTCGACGCCGTGGCGAAGTCCATCCGCGAATTCGGCTTCCGGCAACTCATCGTGGTGGACGCGGACGGCGTGATCGTCGCCGGCCATACGCGGTTCAAGGCGGCGCAGAAGCTGGGCCTGGAGAAGGTCCCTGTGCACGTGGCCCAGGGGCTGTCGCCGGAGCAGGTGCGGGCCTACCGCCTGGCCGACAACGCGACGCGGGACCTGTCGGAGTGGGATTACGAGCTGCTGCCCATCGAGCTCGGCGAGCTCCAGGAGGCGGGCTACGAGCTGGACCTCATCGGATTCGACGAGGAGCGGTTGGCGGAGGTGATGGACACCGGGGAGGTCAAGGAGGGCCTCACCGACCCGGACGCGGTGCCGGAGCCGCCCGACGAGGCCACCACGCAGCCGGGCGACCTGTGGATACTCGGCGACCACCGTCTCCTCTGCGGCGACGCTGGCAAAGCGGAGGACGTGGACCGGCTCCTGGACGGCGAAACCATCCAGCTCGTTAATACGGAGCCGCCCTACGGGGTCAGCGTTGAGCCGCGGTCCGGCAACGCGATCGTGGCGGGTAGGAGTTCCTTCCTGCCGACGGAGCGCAGTCATTCCGGCCTCATGAAGAGGCATCCCGAGTTGGGCAAGAGCCAGGGCCTCACCGAATCCATAGACGGCCCGAGGGCCGAGAAGCGGGCCCGCATGCACCACCAGGCATTCGACGAGGCACGTCATGGCAAGAAGCACGCCACCAGCGAGAAGATGCGTCCGAAGGACCGTCCCTTGGAGGGCGATTTCCTGAGCATTGAGGAGTTCGCCGAAAAGCTTCGTGCGTGGTTCGGCCAGATAGCCCGCGTGCTGGAACCGGGCCGGTCGTTCTTCATCTGGGGCGGCTACGCGAACATCGGCAATTACCCGCCGGCGCTGAAGGAGTGCGGGCTCTACTTCAGCCAGGGCATCGTGTGGGACAAGCAATGGCCCGTCCTGACCAGGAAGGATTTCATGGGCGCCTTTGAACTCTGCTTCTACGGCTGGAAGGAAGGTGCAGGGCACCAGTTCTTCGGCCCCAACAACGCCGAGGACCTGTGGCACGTGAGGAAGATCGCGCCGCCCAAGATGGTGCACCTCACTGAGAAGCCGGTGGAGCTGGCCGTGCGGGCGATCCAGTACTCGAGCCGCCCGGGCGAGAACGTCCTGGACCTGTTCGGCGGGTCAGGCTCGACGCTGATCGCCTGCGAGCAGACGGGCCGGCGTTGCTACATGATGGAGATCGACGAGCTCTATTGCGACGTCATCGTCCAGAGATGGCAGGAGTTCACCGGCCAGAAAACCGAGCGCCTTCCTGCCGAAGAGAAAGCCCCGGCGGAGATGGCCGGGGCTGGGGAGTGAGAATGTTACTGGGCGCGCGCGAACAGGCCGCGGCCAGCCTTGACGAACCGGGCCGCCTCGCCCTTGCTCTGGATCTCACGCAACATTGCGCTGTAGATCGTGGCGTGCGGCGTCTTGCCCTCCGATCGCCAGTAGCCCGCCGCGAAGGCGCGCTCGACGATGGCCTTGCAGTTCAGCGGTTCGTCGGCCTCCTCCAGGACCTTCGCCGCGGCGTCCAGGCCGCCCATAGGCGCCTTTTCGCCCTGGGCGCCCGTGTTCGCCCGTGTGGCGCGCTTCTCCTGGCTGGTATCCTGGCCGCCGGCCTCGGGCTTTTCAGCCTTAGCGGGCGCCGTGGGCCGTGGGGGGGCCTCACGGTAGCTATCCCAGGGCCCACGCAGGCGCTGGGCGCTCTTGATTCGAACCTGGCGGCCCGTTTCTTGGTTCGTGCCGACCCAGCCGCCGTTCGGGTGCTCCTCGTCGATGACGACGGGGACCACGTTGCCAGAAACCTTCACGGCATACGCCTCTCCAACCTGCACATCTGCCTTCTTCATGGCCACACCTCCCATCTGGTGAATGGTTTACGCCCACGTCCCACACATGACATGAGGGCTCAAACCACCGAGAACATCAAGGCCCAAATGCCGAATCTCGGCAGATTTCTCGATCCCGTAACATGCGCAGCGTAAAAGGTTTATGGCATGTCGCAAGAAAAGAAGCTGAACCCGATGGCGCTGTCGGCCGAGGATGCGGCCAAAACGCTCGGCATCCCGCGCGAGTGGGTCGAGGAGGACCTGGCGGCCGGCGCGCCCACCAACGCCGATGGCACGCTGAACCTGGTCGCCTATGCTGCGTGGATCAATCAGCAAATGGCGGGAGGTTCTGATGGCGAAGCCTGACCCCAGGGCCCTGCGGCCGACCGAGCTGGCGCGCCTGCTGAACTCCACGCCGCTCGGCCCCGTCGTCACGGCCCACCAGGTCCACCGCCAGCAGAACCGGGCCGGCTACCGCATCGGCGACGGCCGGACCGTCGACCTCGTGCGCTACGTCGCCTCGCTCAGAAGGGAGCGCCAAGCCATGAGCGAGGGCGACCGGGGGGCCCCGGCCGAGACCGAGCAGTATCAGAAGATGCGCGACCGCGCCCGGGACCGGAACGTCCGCCTGTCCCAGGCCGGCCGGGACATCGCGCCGCTGCCGGAGGTGCAGGATCCGGAGCGCAAGGAGCACGCCTCCGGCGACTTCCTGAGCTTCTGCGAGGCCTACTTCCCGGGCACCTTCCATCTTCCCTGGGCGAAGGACCACCTGAAGGTGATCGAGAAGATCGAAGAGGCGGTGCTCTACGGCGGGCTGTTCGCCCTGGCGATGCCGCGTGGCAGCGGCAAGACGTCCCTCTGCGAGCGGGCCTGCATCTGGGCGATCCTTTACGGGCATCGGCGGTTCGTCTGCCTGATCGGCTCGGACGAGGGCCACGCCATGAACATGCTCGCCACGATCAAGACCGAGCTCGAGTCGAACGAGGCCCTCCTGGAGGACTTCCCCGACGCGGTCTACCCGATCCACTGCCTGGACGGCATCGCCAACCGCTGCGCCGGCCAGCTCTACGACGGGGAGCGGACCCACATCGAGTGGACGGCCAAGGAGATCGTGCTGCCCAGCATCCCGGACTCGCGCGCCAGCGGCGCGATCCTGAAGGTGGCCGGCATCACCGGGCGGATCCGGGGCATGAAGCACCAGACGCCGGCCGGCGAGTCGTTCCGGCCGGACCTGGTCATCCTGGACGACCCGCAGACGGACGAGTCGGCCCGGAGCCTCTCGCAATGCGCCTCGCGGGAGAGCGTGCTCGCCGGCGCCGTGCTCGGCCTGGCGGGGCCCGGCCAGAAGATCAGCGGCATCATGCCCTGCACCGTCATCCGGCCGGGCGACATGGCCGACAGGATACTGGACCGGGAGAAGCACCCGCAGTGGCAGGGGATGCGGATGAAGATGGTCTACAAATTCCCCAAGAACCAGAAGCTCTGGGACCGCTACGCGGAGATCCGCAACGAGAGCTTCCGCAATGACCGCGACGGCAGCGATGCGACGGAGTTCTACCGCGAGCATCGGAAGGCGATGGACGAGGGGGCGGAGGTGGCATGGCCGGAGCGGCACAACCCGGACGAGCTGAGCGCGATCCAATCCGCCATGAACCTGAAGCTCTCGCCGGACCCGCGCGAGGTGGCAAGGTTCTGGGCGGAGTACCAGAACGAACCGATCGCCGAGGAGGAGGAGGGAAAGATGGAGACGCTCGACGCCGACCAGGTGGCCGAGAAGGTCAACGGCCGCAAGCGCGGGGAGATCCCGGTCAAATGCGAGGTCCTGACGGCCTTTGTGGACATCGGCGAGAAGCTCCTCTACTACGCGGTGTGCGCCTGGGAGCCGCAGTTCACCGGCTACGTAATCCGCTACGGCACGTATCCCGAGCAACCGGTCAGCTACTTCAGCTCGAGGGACGCGGACCGGACGCTGCGGCGGGCGCACCAGGGCATGGGCGTCGAGGGAGCGATCTACGCCGGCCTCGAGGCGCTGACCGGCGAGCTGCTGGGGAGGGAATGGGCGCGGGAGGACGGGGCGGTGATGCGGATCGAGCTCTGCCTCGTCGACCAGGGCTGGCAGACGGACGTGGTGCATCAGTTCTGCCGGCAGAGCGAGCACGCGACCACGCTCATGCCGGCCCGGGGCCACGGCATCACGGCGTCGCAGAAGCCGATATCGGAATACGACCGCAAGCGCGGCGACAAGATCGGCGAGGGCTGGTGGATTCCCGTCGCCACGAAGAAGCGTGCGCTTCG